ATATATGCTTCAGGGGCAATTCTTTTAGTCTTTCTCAACCATAAACACTTGGTTGACATCAAGGTCAGCGAACCAAGTCTTTGCTCTGGCTGTGCAATCTTCGTAAGGCAACTCGGCTTCCAAAGCGCGACAGATAGCCTCGACCTCTTTGCCATAATCGCCCATCGTCCAGCTCACAACGGAAGTAAGCTCGGCAATTACGGCAGCCTCGCGCTTCGTCAACTCAAGAACGATCGCTGTCTCTTCTGGCATGTCTTCCCGCTCCTCAGTCCAATACTTCACGTAGAAGTGCTCGCCGCACAGGTCAATCTCGCGCTGCGGATAACCGTTCGCCAAAAGCCAAGCCGTCATATCGCCAACGCCTTCGGGGATTTCCTTGGGGAACCCGAACAGCCAGCCATTCGGCGGATCGATCATACGGACTTTTGTCATTGGGTCTCTGAAAAGAACCAGCATCGCTGAGGCAACGCTGGCCAAGGTTCAAGGGAGGAAAAACGACCCAAGGTGCCGTTTTTACGACTTAAACCGTCTCCGGATAAATCGCTCAAAAGATTTAGCTGACTTTCGCAAAGAAGTAAAGTGATATTTTTCGCGGGTGTTCCGATAAATGTAGATGGCGAGGCTGAGCTTTAACATCAGCATGAAAAATCTGAGCACACGTCACACACTTGGTAGGAATCGCCCATCTTTACCAATTTTGCGCGGAATAGCCTTTAACGGAACAATCGGTGTAACACAATTCTTAAATGTTACCCCATTTTTGATGTCTCGAATAGTCCGTGTACCTACACCATATTGTGCTGCGAGTTCTTTCGATGTAGCGGAAGCGCCACGGATCGCTTCGGCCTGTGCGTTTGTCAATTTTGCCGCGGACCCATTTTCTCCTGAAAAGGCGGCGCTTAATTTCGCAGATCGTGCTTTGGCTACTTCGGGCAGCATTCGTGTGTAACCCGCGCTAATTGCCTTACCGAACGCTTCGCGCTCCTTTTCTGAAGTCTCTGCCCAGCGTTTGATTTGAGCCACGCGCTGGATTTCGCTTTCCCTAACTAATTGTTCCTCCGATTTAGCTGAATGTCTATCAGATATACTGCGACCCCAGGCGTCTCTAAACGCTAGATCCTTTTCGTCCCAGTATCGTTGAACACCGATCTGCGTTTTCGCACTGCGTCTGAGTTTGTCGACTTCCGGAGTTTTTTCGTAAGCTTCCGCTATTGCTCTACCGCGCTGTGTTCTTTCGAACTCGCTAATTGAGGACCAATACTGTTCTCCAGACGATTTCAGTCTCTCAATTCGTTTTTCTTTTCGTTCTATCGAAACGTTTTTGGCGCCATTTCTCGCTCTCTTTATTTGAATCAACCGATCTGTCGGCGAAAGACTTTCCCACCAGGATTTGGGATCGGGTCGACCCGCGACGAGAATGCCGTTATACCAAGGTCGAAAATTATCAAACATCATCTGCTCGTAGAACGTCAACATATCTTCAGAGCAGATAAGGACAATCTCAAAAACGAATACAGTTTTATCGGGTTCCGAATTCCACGCACTCACGAATTTCTTGTTCTTCTTTTTACTTGTGTTCAATTCATAAATATGCGCGCGTCGCCGCCCGTCGAAATTTTCCGACTGTCCGTAATAACATTTATTGTTTCGGGTATTCCGAATGCGATAAATCCCGCACTTATACGGAAAGATTACTTTACTAAAAATGCTCTGCGCGCTAAGAACTTTATCAGCCACGGTCCACTCACGATGGTTCGTTCGGTTAGAAGAGGCAATCAGCTCGAACTGGTTGCCTCTTTGCATTTTAACCCAAACGTAAGCGCTGGTAAACCCAATTAAACATCGTAGACTGCTCGCGTCGGCGCTTGATAAGTTGCTTCGCGTTGAATCTCCGCAGCAATTTCCTCGGGACGCCTGAGCATTCCGCGCTCCCTCAAATATCGAAGAGCTTGAGAGATAGCGTCAACTCTGTCATCGTGCTTGCCTTTTGGGAATTGTTCGCATTCGGTAATGGTGTCGTCTGCCCATGTCTTATCGGGTGCGATCACCATGCCGGATGTAAAGATGGGCTGAACACTGTACGCTCGGGCCAATTTATCGGACGGCCCAGGATTGACCAACTGGACGCCCCAGCTCGCTGTACGATTGAGACGTTGTATTTCTTGCGCCACCGAAATACCCGGGCCTTTGGCCTCCACAAGAAGCATATCTACACTATAACGCGTACAGGAATCGATGACGTGCTCCACGAGACCCATCGCTGCTTTTTTTCGCATAGCAAAACTTGTGTCCGATTCTCCCGGCTCTCTTAAAACATCCGGACCGTGTATTGGTAGGCGTTTGCTCCAAGCATACATCAAAATAACATTTGGCAGTGTATCACGGTCATCCAGAACCTCGGAGATCTCTCCGCGTTGAGATAAAATACGCCGCGCTGTCGCGCCCCCTCTTTGACACACGCCAAAAATTACAAAACCTGAAGGATCATTTTCAGATCTCTCTGTGTATGCCGGGTCTAAACTCGCAATTATATAATCGCAGTCGGGGTATTTGTTTGCATCGGGTTTGCCGAAAGTTTGCGCCATCTCATTGTCATACAAGACCCAGTCTGAGCGCTTCCAAATTCCTCCTCCACGGGGAGATGGGCGCTGCTGAAATTGCCCGGCGGAAGCGTAGACGCCCATTACTGCTTCGTCGCGTTCAACAACTGCTAATGGGAATCGAGCAGGAAATAACAGTTCGCCGTCATCCTCTCGCGGGTCTTCAAAACCAAGCTCTGTATAACATTTTCGATCAGGTTCAAACCGCATCGGAAGACAAAGATGTACATACCCCAAGTTCTTTTCGAGTATCACTCCAGAGACATCGCCTTCATGGAGGCGCTGCATGATGACGACGATGGCCGACGAATCAGGGTTTGAAAGCCTTGTCGGCACAGCTTCCAAGAAGCTGGTAATAGTTGACTCGCGTTGAACCTCTGACAACGCGCCGTCAACCGAATGCGGGTCGTCGATGATCACACGGTCCGCACGTACACCCGTCAGCGACTGAAAGGCCGCAGCTTCTCGGAAGCCCGTCGCGGTGTTTTCGAACTTTGTTTTGGCGTTTTGATCTCCGGTTAATTTAACCGTATCTCCCCATCGCTTTTGATACCAATCTGATTGGATCAATCGACGCATTTTCGTCGAGTCTCGGATCGCGAGGTTCTGGCTGTGCGCCGTACATAGATACCGAGTGGACGGCATGCCTTTCGGTCCCCACTCCCAAGCAGGCCAGAACACGTTCGTCAGCAAGCTCTTCATCGTTCCCGGCGGAACGTTTACCAACAATCGATTTATATCCCCATCGGTAATCGCTTCAAGGTGCATACAAATTGCATCGATATGCCAGCCATGAGTGTAAGGCTGCGATGGTTCAATTACAGTCCACGCTTGGCGGGTGAATTCAGCTAAAGACTCTTCACACCGCCGCTTGCTGCGTATCAAACGCAATGCGTCTACGGCCTTCGCCAGCTCTATCTTCTCTGATAAAGGTAGCTGATAGACGACCTCCGGATCAAGATCTATGTCTTCTAAATCAAACATCCTCTTCGTCAACTACCTCGTGCGATGACTCCTCGACCTTGCCCTCAATATATTTACCCGTGATCAACCGAACAAGCTCGGACTCCGAGAACCGATCATACACCCCGACTGTAATCTCTGTCTGATTCTGCGGCTTACCATGGCCACGATCCAACAACTGCGTTGCTGCGTTAATTCGATGCTGGTCGCTCGCCTTTGGATTGCGCATAATGTCAACCAGAGTCATCAATGCCTCTGCGCTGAACTCTTTCGCCGCACTCTTCAGGTCGCGCTTGACGCTCTCCTCAAACAGCTGTTCGGGTGTCAAAACCTTCTTTGGTCGCCCTAGCGGATTGCGGTTGTTTCCAGGCTGGAACCGCGTCGCCAACTGCGCTTCGCTCGGAGTTCCTCGTGACATAGTTCAGTTTTCCGCTTTTTCGTCCAATAAGTCCGCTTTCCTCCACGGAAATATTCGGAGCACTTTGTGTATTGTATACTAAATCGGATCTTTCGACAATAATCGACTTTCGACCTCGTCCCAGTTCCAGTTTCTCGCGCCGATTCCCTCGATCGGAGAGAACTTCTTCAACCCAAATTCCTCGAGCTCAAGGATCTTGCTGCCCTCGATTACGAACAACTCGTCCTTCTTGCGTCGGACTGCTACGAATACTCTTCCGCCTAATCTAGCGCGTCGATGTATCCATGGAATCTGAAGCGGCTGAAACTTTATCGCCCAGCCACTCGTCTGCTTAAACTCGATCCATCCCGAGATTCCTCCCGGAGCGCAAAACTCTGCGTCTGGCGTTCCCGGAGAAACCAATCCTGTCTCGATTGACGTCCAATGCCAGTCCTGAAACTTCTTGCGGAATATCGGACGCAATCCTCCGTC